CCCATGTTGAAGGCCCTTGAGCCATATAAATCGCCCCTGTTTTATAAGGAGGTGCCTGGTGCTCGTGCTATTATGGCCTTGGCTACGAAGAAGCATTTCATTGCCACGGCTCAGTATCCTAGGGATATCCTGGGATTCGAAGATGCTGTGCGCGGGCCTGAAGGCTGGAAGCTAAAGGGTGTTTGCAGGAGTAGTTCCTGTGGGTACCCATATAAGCTTACTGCCAAGGATGGCAAGAAGGATTTCTTTGGCACTGGAGACGACTACGAGTTTGACAGTGATCTGTGCCAGGAATTGAAGGCCAGGGTTGATTATATCATCGCTGAGGCCAGGAAGGGCAACCGCTTGTCCCATATTTTCACAGATTTTCTCAAGGATGAGTTGCGTACGCATGCCAAGGTCGATGCTGTGGCTACCCGTGCCATCAGTGGGGCCCCCATTGATTATGTGATTGCCAATCGCATTATGTTTGGGGCCTACCTTGCCGCGGGGTATGCTACTCACACTGTCTCTGGGATGGCACCTGGGATTAACCATTATTCTGAGTGGCATGTGCTTGCTGATGAGCTGACGAGCGCTGGGCCCTGCGTGTTTGCGGGCGATTTTAAAGCGTTTGACAGCTCGGAGCAGCCATATGTCCACAAACTCATCCTTGACTACATCAATAACTGGTACAGACAGGACCCCTCTTGTACAGAGGAGGATTGCTTGGCCAGGGAGGTGTTGTTTGAGGATCTCATGCATTCAGTGCATTTGACCGGGGACGGTAACCGCTTGGACACGTTGGTCCAGTGGAATAAGTCCTTACCCAGTGGCCATCCATTGACCACACCAGTCAACTCACTGTATTCACTGTTCACCATGACGGCTTGCTATGTTAGCCTGACTGGTGACAGGGAAAACATGTGGGAGAACACCTACATCTGCACTTACGGTGATGATAACATCGGGAGTGCTAGCCCAGCTGTGGCCGAAGTCTTTAATCAGGTCACAATTGCAGCGAAGATGAAGGAGCTTTTTGGTCTGACTTACACGTCGGATAAGAAGGACCAGGAGCTGGTTCCATTTGAGAGTATGGCCGATGTTACTTTTCTGAAGCGCGGCTTTCGCGTTGACGAAGAGGTTCCTGGTGGTTGGGCTGCCCCACTCGCCATGAACAGCATTACACAGCGGCTGTATTGGTCCAAGAGTAACAAGGATCCTGTGGGCGAGTTTGTCCACAACATGGAAGAGGCGTTGCTGGAACTTTCCCTGCATCCCACAGAAGTATGGAACGCGGTTTATCCCGTCGTGACTAAGTGGTGCAGGGAGCATGATATACCATGCTCCATTCAGGACCAGGCATCTGCCAAGGAGATTTGTATTGCGCGTACTGATGTTTGGTTTTAGGTGTATATACACCAGCCTTGTTGTACATTTAGTGAGTACGGCAGCAGGGTTGGGCTAGGATAAGCCTCCCGTTACTACTCAGGGGATCCAGAGAGATGCTCACGCTGTGTGGTGTTTGTGTAGACACCCCACTGTACATAGATACACGCTACAACCAGTATACAAGATAGTAAGTTTGAAGCTGGCACTGTTGATCAGTGCAATCCC